CAAGCCAAAAGGGCAGAAATATCTTGAAATCCCTGAAATGACCCAGAGACATGGGATCAAAAATTCAGACGGTTCTATGCGCCCTAAGATTGGTTTTGTCGATTTTGGAGAGGAAGAAGACCCTAACGAGCTTATCAAGCTGACCTATCAGTCTCTGATTACAGCCTCACGTCCACAGTTGACCTTGAAGACGTCAAGCGTCTATTTGAAGGGTGTTAAAATTGGCGATACTATCCGAGTAGTACGACACGACAGGAAGCTAGACTATGATACACGGATTTTTGAAATCACAATCAACCGTCTAAATGACCAGTCTACAGATACCAAGCTAGGAGACAGGACAGGCGAAAGCTCAACGTCCAAGGCTCAGAGCGTGGCAGATAAAGCCATAGATGAATTTATCAACAATGAATTTAATAGCTTTATCCAAGACTTGCCTGATTATATCCGTACAGCAGACGGCTTTAATACCAACTGGTACAGCGAAGAGGACCCGACTAAGAAATACCCTAAGAAAGTCATGATAAATGACATCTGGTACAAACCGGATCCGGAGCATGAGGGTCACAAAATCATGCTACGCTGGACGGGTGAAGTTTGGGAAGAAATCCTCAGAACGTACAATGAAGTAAGTCTCAGAGAAAAGATAGATCGGAAATTCAATGAGCTAAAGCAGGCAATGGACGAGCAGAACGCTGTAAACGAACAGCGGATAACTGACATTTTGAAGAAGTCAGACCTTGGACGGCTTGCAGAAGACGCCAAAAAGATAGCAGAATCGGCTAAAAGCGAGATTGATAACATCAAGCAAAAGAGCGAGTCTGTAGGCTCTGAACTGACTGATTTTAAGCAGAAAGTGCAGACTGAGCTAGACGGCAAACCTAACCTAGCAAAAGTAACTGAGCTAGTAAATGGGGTTAAAGAGCAATTTTCTAGTGTGGGCCTCCGGAACTACGTTTTAGGCACAGGAACGCCGAAAACAGCCGGAAATACTGAGGAAATCTATACATTTTCCAAAGATGCCTTTAGTTGGACTCCCGAAAGCAAGCTAAGGTTATCATTTGACTACACAGCAGATGAATCCGTCAAGAAATTTCGGATCCGTCGCTCAGTAACTTATAAAAACGGTAACGGACAGACAGACGACGTTATCAACCAGTACACAACAGACAGTCTATCGATTGATACCACAGCCAAAAAATCCGGTAGATACTCACAGCCGTTAGAGTGGAAGAGATACTTACAGCCCGGCGATAATATCGAACGCATAGGCTACTACGTCCAGATTGACGAAGGATCCGGAAATGTGACCATCAAGAACATGATGGTATCAACCGGAACCAATGATCCGGACTGGGTACCAGCGATTGAGGACCAACAAAATATGGTCACTCAAGCACAAGCTGAGTTTGAGCGGACAGCAAACGGTCTTGAAACAAGGCTCAATGCTATTTCTACCAACTTTAACCCTGACGGCTCGGCCTCAGAGAAGTTTAACAAATACATTGAGCATAAGACGGCCGAAGGCTTAGAAAAAGAACGGGTTGAGATTAGCAAGGGATATGTGGCCAAAAGCGCATATACTGAGAAAATCAATGAGATTGAGCAACATTTTAACCTGACGGATAGCAAAGTAGCCCAGTTTGCGACATACAAAAACGGCCTAGACGGCCAGTATGCAACGATTACTAAGCAACTATCCGACAACCAGACAGCCTATAGCGAGTTTAAGCGTACATCTGATACATTGGTTCAGACGTTCGGTACCACAGGCGATCAGATCGCTAATAACGTTTCCCGCATGGTCTTAAATAGTCAGATTTTCCAAACGGAAGTTGGTAAATATTCAACATCTGGCGGTCCTAACATGCTCCGGAATTCGAGAGCAGACGACGGGTTGAAATACTGGACAGAGGCTAACAATAAGTTAGGCTTCACAGCTCACACATTCTACCTGAACGGCCAGAAACGAATGTTTGAATTAAGACCGGGCGCAGTCGTTAAAAGTCCACGCTTCATTGTCAAACGAAGCACAGAATACACGTTGAATATCCTCGGATTTGATAATAACTCTAAGTATTTCAAGATCTACTTCTGCAAGCGCAAGAAAGGATCAACGGCGGACTTTGAAGAAAAACAACTTGTTTTTGACGGAAGACCTCAATGGACAGACGGGCCGGTGTTTAGCAATGTAAAGACCGTTAAGAAGTCCTTTAAGTTTAATATTGGGGAATTTGATGACGGCTACCTTCAATTTGAGTACGACCGCAACAACCCGAACAAGTGGGGCGGTCTATTCATGACTGAACTTGACTTCTACGAAGGCGAGAACGACCGTAAATGGCAGCCAGCCCCAGAAGATGGTGCAGAGCCTATCGAAGCGGTCAGGACGCAAGTAACACAGCTTAATAACAGCTATTCGATCCGTAGCTTAACAAGCGCAGGTGACGTCTTGGGACAACTCAATCTAAATCCTGATGGATCAATCAGAATCAATGAAGGTCTGCTGTCGATTGGCAAGAAGACTTATATCGAGGACGGAGTTATCAAAGGCGCTATGATTGCCAAGGCTCAGATTGACACGGCGCACATCAAAGAAATTGACGCTTCGCAAGCTAATATTTTTAACTTGAACGTTAACAACATCAACGGTTTAAATGCTGAGTTTATCAAGGCTAAAATTGAGTTCGCTCTGGTCGAATGGCTAAAGGGTAAGCGGATTTCTGCAGTCAATGACAAGACAGTTTTTGACCTCAACGAAGGCACGCTTAATCTGTACACTAACACAGGAACCATCAGGCGCATTGATGATACTAGCTCTTCCCAATTCCTGCAGTTTGCTCAGGCTGGTTTTATCGGTGAATATATGAGGGATTCCAAGGCGGCCCGTATCGTAATAGGGACCAATCACGACAGGACAGAGAACACTCAAAACGAGAGCTTCGCAGGCTCCCGCTTGTGGTCAGGGTCAAAAGATGGTGTGCAAGAGTCTCTTTATGAGTTTGTCGGAGATCGCATCATTTTTTACTCTAACGGTCGCTATCGTAGCCCGTGGATTATCCACAACAACACACAAGACGGAAGCTCTTATCTAATTCCTGCGAATGAAAAGGGGGTCCGTCATAATTTAGGGCGTGGAGATAAGCACTTCTCAGGTGCTTGGATCGATAATATATTTGTAGGTAAAAGCGCTTATAACGTAGGTACTTATCTATGGGATCTATTGACATGTCTTGGTCAGATCTCTAAATACGGTTGGGATCTGAAAAACCAAAACATCAGAAGTCACATAACGGGCGTACTTAACAAGTACAGCTTTAAATAAATAACGAAAGGAGACAACATGGGAGAGGATTTTCAAACCAAGGCATACTCAGCCTTGGCAACTGAGATTGGCCAAAAAGCAGTAACAATCGCTACGCTACAGGCTCAATCAGATATTTATAGCAAGTACATTGAAGAGCTTGAGGCCGAAAACAAACGGCTTCAAGAGCATAACAAGGAGCTTGCAGAGGCTAGAGATAGCCTGCAAAAACAACTTGACGAATTAAAAGTAGAAGGAGTCGAACAATGAGAACATACGCAGTAATAGGGAAATATCCAGTCTATGATGAAGAAGGGAATATCACGCACACAGACGTATCACTAAATGCTACTAGCGGAGGCTTCGACAGCTACACTCAGCGGGTCGCTGGGGATTGTCGAAACAAACCAGATACAGAGGTTGTGGAGCTTGCGAAAGACGCTTATTTTAAATCAGAGTACGCAGAACGTGCTATCTCTGAGAGCGTCCAAGAGATCGATAACCTGAAAGTTAAAGCCAAAGAGCGAGACTTAAAGGTTGAGGAGCAGAAAAAACAGCTTGAAACGATTAACAAGCTGGTTGAAAACAATGCTAAATTAACGCATGTATCTATCTTAAATGCCGTGATGTCCGAAAATATCGCTTATGGAACCATCTACAAGCAATACATGGACCTATTGCCAGTTGCTAAAGCAGGCGATACGTTCCAGGCAGACGATCTGTTTGTTTTGGAGGATCCGAAACATCAAGAGTTGAATGGCGAGGGTATCAAAGTATTAATTCAGGCACAAAAAACATTTACTTATAACGGCGAATCAATCGACGAATTTAAAAAAGGCGGCAGGCTTGAGCTTGGAACGGCTACAGCTTGGCCGTTCGTTGGGAAGGGGTAAGTAATTTGTGGAAGTAGTAGAACCAGATGGAATTTTCGGGATCTTTGAGGTCGTGAAGGACTTCTACGCTCACGGGATCGACGAGCATTTCATAGTTTTTGCGCTCATGCTGATTGTGGCCCTTGATATTATTTTAGGAGTATCGAGGGCTTGGGCTTATCATGACTTTTCTAGTCGAAAATGGCGGAAAGGTCTAGTGAGCCACACAGCTATGATTTTGATAACAGCGATTGGCTACCCCTTCGCATTATATATGAATCTGGCGCCAGTCGTTGACGCATTTATAATGGCCATGATGGCGGCCTACGGGTCTAGTATTCTGGCCAGTTTATCGGCCTTGGGCGTAGAAATTCCGGGCCTGGATCATTTTGTGAAGAAAAATATAGATCACGAGAAATTCCAGCTTAAAGAAGGCTTAGAAGAACCTAGTAAATTAATCAAAAAGAAAAAAGGAGAAAGTAAAAAATGAATCAAATCACAGATATTGTCGTAAGCGGAGCTATGAGCATTTTAGTAGTGCTAGTTGGTATTGTCGTTAACTCTGTCAAACAGTACCTCTTAACCAGAGGAGGAAAAAAAGCCATTGAAACGGCTGAAATCCTAGCTAAAAATGCCGTACAGGCTACGGAACAAGTAGCGGACAAATTGGGAATCAACGGACAAGATAAATTTGAACATGCTAAAACTAGCTTGATTGAAAGCCTTGAAGCATACAATATTTATCTTACTAACGACCAGTTAAACACATTTATTGAGTCAGCCGTTAAAACGGCTAATGACTCTTGGAAAAAATAAGAGGAGAAATCACAATGGATAAAGTCAAATTATTTCAAAACGAGGTCCTAGGCTCAGGATTCGACATTGATGGTTGGTTTGGTTGGCAGTGTTGGGACGGATATGCTAAATATTGCTTATGGCTAGGCGTTCCGTTTTCTAACTGTACGGATTCGCTCTATGTCAAGGATTTGTGGAATCAACGACACGAAAACGGCATTTTAGACTACTTTGACGAAGTGGAGAATTTAGAAGGCGGGGAGGTATGTATCTTTGTAGAATCTCCGCTAACTCCTGTATCTCACGTAGCCATTTTTGTTGGAGATGTTGACGGCGTGAACGGCCAATTCCTTGGACAAAATCAAGGAGGGGCGCCAGGACCGTTTGGCGGAGGAGCTTTTGACATTCAAGTCTTCCCTTATTCCATTCTCTATCCGACAGCTTTTCGTCCTAAAGGCGAGTCATTGCCTAAACAAGAGCTTAAAGAAGCCATCACAGAAGTTATGGACAATCACGAAGTGCCATTCTTCCCAGAAGACGCTACATTTACGGTCGGAGACAGCCCTATCAATGTCCGCCGTGATCCTAGCTTGACTGGTGAAATCGTGGCTGTGTATCAGCCGGGCGAAAAGGTCCATTACGACTCTAAAGGCTCTAATGACGGCTACCGCTGGATTTCCTATGTGGGAGAGTCTGGCAATCGTAATTACTTAGCTATCGGCCAAACGGACGAGGCTGGAAACAGAATCGACCTTTGGGGCGAGTTGTCATAAAAAAAACAGAGCGGAAACTCTGATAAAATAAAAAAACAGAAATATTAAAATTTAATTCAACCCTACTGGCTCAGGCTGGTAGGGCTTTTTTGTTGTAAAAAAATAAAAAAATTTTAAAAAAAGTTTGTAAAAAGGGTTGACATTATATAACAAATGTTATATAATAATAATGTAAGGAGGTTGGCAGACCTTACAAATAAAATAGGAGGTAAAGATATGCGAGCCAAGCATAAGAAAAAGCCACCAAAACTGAAATTCAAGTTCTCCGTCAAGATAAACTTAGTAATCATCAGTTTTGAATGGCAAATCGAAATCGGGGAGTAAACCTCCCCGCCCCCTTGGGGGCTTATGTATAGTATATCAAAAGTTCTTATGAAAGTAAATTTTAGAATTACCAAGCATCCTTTTAATTGGACAGCATTCATCATCTGGTTAATCGTGATTGTTGTTGTTGTTTACTTATTCACCAGATAGGAGGAAGTCAGATGAAAGCGGATAGCGAAAAGATTAAGTGGTTACTTGATAATTTCAGCCAATACGAAATTTCAAGAGCAACCGGAGTGGCCCAACCTAGCTTATCAAACATTAAGTCAGGGACAAGAAAAATTGAAAATCTTAGCTTAAAAGTAGCTAGCAAATTAACGGAATATGCAGAGGAATTGAAAATGGAAAAAGCAAAACAACTACTTGAAACAATCAAAAATAACGACATATCATACGCTATTGTTAATGAAGATGGGGCAGTATATTGCAACTGTGAAACAAGCAATATCATGGACATTTATGGACATGATGGAAAAGATGGGCATTTTTATGGAGTGTACGGCGACGCAGTTGGCGGACAACTTGACAGTCGTAACGTATCTGATGATGTTATTTTGAAAGCTATCCGTTTGATGTTAGATTTAGGAGAACTTGTAGAACGTTCAGAAATTCCTACGGGTTCAGATTTCAAACAGACATTTGTAGACGGATATTTTGAGACAGTCGAATTGATGAAACATTCTGGACTTCTTCAAGAGCAAGAAGAAAATGAGAAAGTTAAAGAATGGGTTGAAGCTCACAAAGATGTTGCGGGTTCAACAGTTAAACATTCATTCTTTGGAATTGGTAAAGTGGTAGAAATCAAAGATAATACTATTGTTATAGATTTTGAAGATGCAGGAAGAAAAACTTTAGCGCTTGAAGCAATCGTAGAAAGTGATTTGTTAGATTTTGAATAAACTATAGGACAGGCTGGCAGTGGTGCTAGCCTGTTTTTCGTTTAAACGGAAAATTTAAAAAATGTCTATTATAACAGAAAATCTTTTGATTTATTTACTAGATAGTGATATAATAATTGTACACAGATTTTAAACAATCTACTAGATAACCAAGTGCAGAGAGGGTGATACCTTGCTTGGATTGTGTACATAATTCCCGTTACGCTTTTTGTGAGATATTGCAGGAAGATAAGTAACTCTCTTTTGGGCGATCAGAAGAGGTCATGAAGTGTAAGAAGATTGAGGGTGTACATAGTATAGAGATTGTGCGTAGTTAGACCATTATCATACGGTGGCAGTGACAATAGACGCTCTCAGTGAGAGAATAACCTAGCAAGGCCTTATGTAGCAATAAGAACCAAACTAGGAACGCTAAAATAAACTGTTTTGCACTTGCGGTCGAGGTATCGGCCAATAACGCTAAAGATAAGTACAAGTAGCCCAAATCGTGCATAAAAATTACAAGATATATTGTGCTAAAATATTAATCTGAATGTCGGGTGAAAGTTGGACGTAACCAGTCGTGCCTAGCCATTAAACCGCTACGGAAGTTATAGGGTCGCTCCTTATGGCTCAGACCGTGGTAGGCTATCGGTCAATAAATTGCGTACAATCGAAGTAGAGCGAAGGCTCATTTGATAGATTGTTTAAAGTTTGTGTATACTCTTGTATTATGCAAGAGTTTTTTTGTTTTTTTACCAAAAA